TCTTGGGCCAATTTGGCTTAAAACTAGTTCTATATAGGTGTCATCGAACGATAGTCCGAATCCATCTATAAACGATTTGAGTAACATCTTTGTTAATTCAAATTGTTGCGCGTTGGTAGCGTCCTTAAGGTCACTACTCAACACGTATTGGTCATCTAAGGAGATATCCTTAATTTTTACCAATTGCCTTACTGCTTCCCAAGCTTGATCCTGTCGGTGAAAGCTTGAGAATACAGAAGGATGATACTTCATAGCCTCAATCAATAGATGGGCTAGAGGTGCCTGGAGCACATTCACCCAATAGGGTGAAAGTGTTACCATACGAGCTTTGTTACCCATCTCTGGGACAACTACTGCTCGAAGTACTATGGGTGTCGGACTACTGTCCTTCCACGCCACATACATGAGTTGCTTCCCTAGGACTTCATCAAGTCCATAGAAGCGACCAGACTGGCCCTTCGGGATTCCCGAAGTTAAGGTCTCAAATAGGTCACGTTCCTCTAATGAGTCTTCGTCCCCTATTTTTCTAAAGATGGTCTTCCATATTGGAATTCCAACCACTAGTCTAGCATCGCCAAATGGAGTCTTCTCCATCTGACTCTGCTCAGGAATCTTTCGGAGTATTCTCTCGATAGCTTCCTTAACTGCCATCGCCTGCCCACCATCGTGGATAGGGAATGCCAGTTCCCCTGATGAACTCACACTACAGTGTGCTGATTCATCGGGGATTGGAGTAGATCGGATGGATCGACAGATCCCTCCGAGTCTTCTCGCCGCCCCTGATAATTCAATTAGTATTGCATTATCAGGCCGGAAATCGGTTGTTAAAACTTTTTTAAATTTTTCAATCGATTTGATCTCCGTCTGCTGTCCCATATAGGGCATTTGCCGACTTGAGATAAGATGCATGAGGTGCTGCAATAGCAACATATCATGGTCTCCCTGGTATAACCGACTAATGAAGGGTATACCATTGAGCAATCGGAAGATGTTATTATATCTTACCTTCTCTAGGTCACCAATCGTAATTGATTTTGCGACTGTGTGGAAGAGATGGTTTCCCCATTGCTTCCAGTCAGTTACCAGAGCCGATAGGTCGTGGCAACCAACTGCAATTATCTTCCTAACCAATTTTTTGATTAGGGAAAATTCTG